CGCTAACGTATGACTTATCACGTGCTACTTGCTCCGAGTCGCCTTGTGCTTTTGCTTTTTGATATGTTTCTTTACCGGCAGATCCAAAAACTTCAGTGAATGAGTCAACAAGACTTACGGTGCCTTGCAGTAGTCTTCCGCTATTAAGTGCCACAGTGCCTGCGCCGCCTGTCATAAACGCAACGCCAAGTTGCGCTAGCAATGATGGGATTTCTTCTACGGTCTCTGTGCCTGCAACATCAAAAAATCCAATAGGGTTATTAACAACGGCTTTGCCAATAATCTTAAATTTATCGTAAAAATCAGCAGTCTCTGATTGCGCTACGGCCTGCATGATCCTATTTTTTTGTACGTCAATACCGTAACCATCTTTACTTTTTGCAAGTTGCTCAAGCTCTTGGCCAATTTTGGTTGCTGCATTGCTGTAGTCAAAATCACCAGTTAGTTGCGCATAGGTATTACCAACATTGGTAATAAAGCTGCCTGCGCCTCTAATGGTTGTGCCTAGTGCCTGCGCGCCCATTGCGCTTATGTTGTCTGCTGCTGATCTTTGACCAGACTCCATTAGCCTTTGCGTTTCAGCGTTCGACTCATTTGGCGCATTGCCTAAAACTAGTGTATTGTTTAGTGCTGCAAGGCGGTTAGTTTCTGCAGCATTTTGGTTTGGCGCAGCCGCAAGAGTTCTTGCCGCGGTATCATTCTGCGCAACAACTGTTTGTGATGCATTAGTTACAGTAGACAAATTGGCAGCATTCAGTGCTGCAGCTTTAGCGTCAGCGGCGGCAATGGCTTCAGCAGCAGTGCCTGTGTTGTATGACTTGCCATTCCACTCAAATGTGGCGTTAGGGCCGAATGCTAAACGATTAGCAGCAAATGCTTCATTAAACGTTAATGGCTTAGTGGTAGTTGCAGCATTTCTATCTATTGCGCCTTGCAAATCACCAAATTCAGTATCCACAACAGGGGTAGTAACGGCAGGTGTAGTCACTGTGCTAAGAGCGCCTGTACCTGTTGTATTTGTAGCTGTTGCACCTGTATCCACAACAGGCGTAGTAACTGCTGTGCTAAGTGCACCTGTGCCAATGTTATTGACACCTTGCATAGCGTCAAGCGTTGCTTGTGTATTAGCGTCAACACCGCTTAAAGTTACGCCGTTTCCGGCATCAGTTGTTACGTTATTATTGACACTCGCTAATTGCAAACCGCTAGGTGTAGTACTCTCGCCTGTTGCGTCTGTGCCTACCGTGCTAAGCGCGCCTGTATTGCCTGTTGTATCAGTCGCTGCAAGCGTGTTAGTAAGATTGGTTGCACCAGTCGTGCCAGCTGTAACCACATCAGAATTTTGTAATGCAGTAACTGCCTTATTAGCTGTCGCCGTACTAGAACCTGTGGCGCTCGCATACGCATTTGCAGCAGCAGCTACATTTCCACCTGTTGTGGTTAAAGTAGCAGCAGCTGCGCCTAATGCAGCATCGCCTGTCTGTGCTGTAATCGTTGTGCCTACAACTGAACCAAGAACAGCAGTGCCTACGTTGTCTGTATTGCCTGTTACAACAGCATTAGTGACTACTGTTGCTGCGTTATTAACAACTTTCTGTAAGAACGGATCATCAACAACTCCAGATAAAGCACTTAGCACTTCATTATTTACAATAGAAGAAGCCCCACCTGTTAATTGCGACTTAATTGTGCTTTCTACAATCTTATCTAATGGGACGCCTTGCGCTACTTGCAAAGTTGCTTGCGCAATTGCTGTTCCGGTTGCAGTAGATACCCCAAGTGATGCGGCAATTTCAGCGCCTACAACAGGAAGGAAATACGCAATGGCTAATCCTGCAATAGGGTTTGATGCAATATCTTTAAGCGCGCCCTTAAGAGATGTATCTACCTCTTGCGTAACGCCGGTTCTTTCAAACGTGCCATCAGCGCTATATTGTTGATACGTTGACCCAACAGGAGCACGATAATTAGGGTCACCGGTGGTCTTAGACGCATAAACACGCTCAATTTCGCCAATTTGCTGATCTTCGCCTGAGCCAATAACGCGATATTCAGGCACAATACTTGTGTCGCCTAGCGTAATAGATGAGCCATAAGGGACTGTTGCTGCAACACGAGACAAGATTTCACCTTCAGACGCGCCAGTAGCTGCTGCCATTTGCGCCGGTGAAACCCCGTACGTAGCCATGTTTGATACGATCTCAGCATCACTCATGCCCGGATTGGCAAGTAGGAAATTTACAATGTCTGCGTTACTTACTGCCATATTTAGCTCGTTGCTGGGTTAACTGCGTTGACGAGCTGTTCAGCCCATTCTTGCCAATCATCATATTGATACGGTCCAGGGATACCCTCATTAGTGAACACGTCAATAGATTTTAATCCTGCGCCCCACTCTTGCCAATTAGTATTTGCATCAGGAATTGATAACTGCTGCGCTGAGTATAGCTCAACCATAAGGCAAGCCCATGACTCAAAGGTGTGATACCTAGGGTCGTAGACCTGAGCAACGTTAAGTAAATTAGCCATAAGGTCTTGAGTCTCCAACATCCGCGTCTAGCAAGATCTTACCTACTTGGTAATCACCGCCTGACACGTTTGATACAAACTTCAATCGCAGCTCACGACGTTGTTCACGCATGTCAATCTTGCCTGTTGTTGAGCTAAATGGGTAGGCGGCAGAAGTTGCATCAGCAGTTTGCGCAAATGGTCGACCCGTGACATACAGCTCCATATCACCTTCTTGTATAAAGTCAGGCTCTACGCGCTCTAGTCTTAACCATCTATTCTCACCAACAGGGCTAGGCTGCGATGGGCCGCCTCCAACCAAACCTAGATCATTAGTTTCAAAGTATGACTCAATGGCAAGTGATGCAGTGCCTTCTACGGCATCAGTGCCTATCTCATGCTGCCATAAAGATACAAAGCTAACCACCGCGGTTACAGTAATAACTAAACCTGAGCCGGCTGCAATGGCTGCTGATAGTGTATTGCCAACAACGTAATTCTTACCTTTGTTGAATATTGTAACTGATGTTATAACGCCGCCAGCAACCACAATCGTTGCCGTTGCGTAGGTACCACTTCCACCCGTTAATGCTTGGTTGGTGTAGGTGCCGTTGGTGTAGGCTGAACCTGCATTGGTAATTGTCACTGCGTTAATGCCGCCAACTTCATTAACGTTCCACTCCGCAGCAATGGGGTAATGGAACACTTGTGAAAAATAACCTGCTGATCGATAAGCGCCTAATGCAAAACCTGCGTCGTACCACACGTTTTCACGCACATTATAAATAACAGCGTTATTGCACTCGGTGGCAGTGCCTGACGGGTAGAACCACCAGATCTCGCCAAAACGAGGAATCTTTGAAACCCAAACCTTTTCGCGCTGAGCGTAGTTCAGGTTGTCAAAGAAGTAGTTCTGATTAAATGAATTAGGAATCTCTTTCACAACACCGTTGTAAAGCAAGAACCGGTCAACACCGCACCAGTAATACACACCGTCATACTCAATTACTGACTGACCAGACAAAATAGATGATTGGCTAGAAATCAAGTCATACCGCCAGTATTGCAAAGGCGTACCTGCACCGCCAATGAACGAAACTCGAATCAAAGAATCCAAACTCCAAAAAAGGCCCGATGGTGCATTTGAGCCGCCTCGTACAGGTAATCCTTGGACAATCTTGCCGGTGGCCACTGAGACCTCGTTAGCATCAGCAGATACCCAATCATTCACATTTCCAGCTGAACAGTTGCTAATTAGCCCGTCATTACCGTAGACAAACACGTAGGGGTGAAGCGTAACCACTCCACCAGATACTGAGATTTGATTGTCAAATGTTAGTGTAATGCTGGAGCCTGTAGCCGTTGCATTTGCAGAAATTACCAACGTAGTGCCTGAGATGGACACAACGGTTGCTGCTGAAGGAATACCTGTGCCTGTTACCACTTGGCCTGCGCCAATCTGCGTATTAGCAGCAGCCAGAGTAATGGTTGCTGAGCCGTTGGTAATGGTGGCTGCAACTGCAGTAAACACGCCAATAGGGCTTAAACTTGTGCCTGTGATGTTGCCACCAAGCACGGGGGTATTGACATTGCTGTCAATTAGCAAGAGATTCTGTCCGGGATGACCCAGCAATAAATTATTACCTGAGCCTGTGCCGTCATAAAAAGTATCAAACTGCCAAAGGTTATTATCGCTAGACGTAAAACCTGATAGCGTCATGTCCGTAATGCCCGAGCCTACGCCATTATTGTCAATAGGAAGTAATTGCAAGCCTTGCGAATGCCCGCTAAATACGTTGTTAAAGCTTTGCTGTGGATTAACGTACACACCACGCGATGGGCCTGATAAGTTAGCCGTAATTTGTCTGTAGCCACCCATTTTGCGTGGACGACCACGCTGAAACCTTACCCAACGACCATCAGCATATGCATCAGCATCAAGCGTGGTACCATCCCGCTGAATTCCAGGTTTAGTATCTAAGGCAAAGACCTTTTTGGTCATTAGAAGGTGCCCCCAGATACACCACCAGTAAAGTTACCAGTACCAACAATCGCTAGACCCGTAGCAGACAGCGTAGAGCGAAGAGTCCCTAAAATTGCAGTGTTAAATTGGCCAGCGCCAGCACGATAAACGCCTGTAGTAGCCTCACTGGCAAAGTTCAAAGAAGGCGACCCTACGTTACCATCAGCTAAACTCAAAGTGGTAATAGAGCCAGCCTGAGAAGTGTTGGCGTTAAAGAAGTTAGTGCCATCGCAAGCCAAAGTCACCTGCTGACCAGACGGGATAACAACAGACGTGCCAACTCCAGTTCCTACAGTAAGTGTATAACCACCTGCTACTACGGAGTTCTTAATCACATACAAGTTGACCACAGGTGGGTAAATAACCGTCACGTTACCAGTCAAGGTTCCTGTGTAGGTTTGAATTGTATTTGCCGCTTCACTTGAAGTTAGAGTGTACGACCCTGTGACAACCGCTTTAACCAAAGAGGTGTAGAAAAACTGATTGCTAACACCATAACCCACAGTTAAATAGGTTACACCGGTGCTAACAATAAAAGCAGACTCGTTAGGCGCAAAGGTTTTTGTTGCTGAGCCATCAATATTGTCTGACGCTGAGATCACCATGGATCCTGTGCCACTGTTCTTAAACAGCGTGAACCAGTTGTTTCCAATGGTTGCAGCCGATGGGAGGTTGTACGTACCTGCTCCACCAGTCCAAACAGAAGTTTGAGCTCTATCAGTTACGGCAAAGGTTCCAGCAGTCACAAGAGTTTGTGCTGGATGACTTTGATTTAAAGTTAAACCACTTGCAACCAGTCCGTAACCAGCCAATGTAGAGGCATCAGCAGACGACGTACCAGTGCCAAAGGAAATGTTTCCCCATGTACCAGTTGTTGTGGGGTTGGCTGTGATGTAGATGTACTTGGACTCGCCGGCAAGAACCGAAATGATCGTGTTAGTGCCTGCGTAGTCTTTGACTGTAAAAGTGTTAGCGCCAACGTTGCGAATCAACGCGTCGTTACCTACCGAGCTTTGGTTAGCAGGTGGCATGTATAGGCTTAAACTTGTAGTTGTAGCCGTAACTTGCATAATACGAGCGGCAAAGTCATCAGTGGCGTTGCCATTGATAGGCCACTCCAACTGAGTATTAGCACTTAGCGTAACGGCTCGAAAAGAAACGTCCGTTGGCTGAATGACGTTGCCTGTGAATGGTGAGTTATAACTCATGTTAGTCCTTAACTATCAACGGCTATGGCTTGACGATCTGCAATACGAAGCTTATCCTCTGCCATCAGTGTTTGCATGATTAAATCGTAGTTTTGCTGCCACATAGGCATACGCTCATCATTCTTTAGGAATGGCATGGCCTGCATGAGGGACCCGTAGAGCAAAGCTTGTGGCGCGTATATAGTAAACCAATTGGTTTGGTTTGATGAATCCAGAGGCTGTACTCGTTCATAGTAGAGGACCTCAAAGTCATAGGCCGCCGCAGGTGTAGGGGCCACCAGCCAATGCGTGTAATCATAGTCGCAGTAATACAAAGGCGTGCCCGTTGTGGCTGGGTCAGGCCAGTAACTGCGAAGATACTCGTACTTACGAAGCAGCACGGGTTGACGGTTGCCGCTTACCGTTACGTTCATGGAAACTGTTTTATGCCATCTGGCAGGCTTGTCAATCGTGGCTTGCCCCGATGTCATGGCGCTGGTATTGACCGTCAAGTTGCCAAGGAACTTAATCTGGCTGGCAATGATCTGCTCAGCCAACATGATAAAGAGTGGAATCTTACTAAGCGTGGCTGTATCCGTACGCTCTAAATAAGACTCAATATTCTCCACCAAAGAGGTGTATGTCATTACTGCAGCAGTTGCCATACTTACTTGCCCCGTTTCCTAGCCATAGCCATATTATCAACTAAATTAGGATAAGGTCTACCTGCTGCTTTAGCTCTTGCTTTTGCTGCCGACTTTTTCTTCGGCGAAAGAGGCTTAGGTTTACCTAATGATTTTGGCCGTGGTTTTTCCCAAACAGGCTTACTTGATGCCATTTTAAACACTCCTTAAAAATAAAGATATAAGATTTTTCACGTGAGTAGTGCGCACTCAGCAGTGCGCCGTTTAAGCAAGCCCGGCAAAACCTTGCCGCCACCCTTAGTCCAGAGCATTAGTTGTTCTTTTGCCCCTTCCCAATCACCAGCATTGATTTTGCGCTTAAGGGTTGAAGTCTGAAGTCTTCCTGTCCCTAAGTTGTAGCAAAAATCAACAATGGCATTGCACTTACGAACATCAGTAATTAGACCGGGGCAGTTACGCAAAACTCCGGGAAGGTACGTATGCTCAAGCTCAATCATCAAAAGCGCCCTAGCCGTAGGTTCATCCATTGGCGGGTCTTCTAAAGTTACTTTACGCTTATCTGCATAGTAAGTAGAACCATAGCCAATGGTAGCCACATTAGCCGGACAAAGATACGGCTTGGCACGATACCCTTCATACCGGCGGCATAGTTCTGCGGCTAATTCTAAGTTCATAAACCACGCTGCTTTAAAGTTCTATCAAGAAACCAATAGTTAATTGTTCCAGCTAAAAGCGCAGAGAAGTCAGGCGACATCATCATCTTAAAGACTTCCATAGGGGAAGCCCCTGCAAGCCATGAGTTCCAACCAAACCACAAATGCACGAAAGACCAGACCAAAAGAATCCAGTATGTAACAACAGGGCGAACAGATGCAGACAAGCTAGCTGCCCAACCACCAGCGGCTTTGACCATCGTGGCTTGCTGCTCAATTGCAGAGTTAAAGGCATCCATGACCCCCACGTCAACTGCCGCCTCGCGTTGTGCGCCAATCTCAGCCAATTTTTGCTGACCACGCAGCGTTTCTAGTTCGCATTGACGTGCAAACATACTTAGCTCATG